AGGATGTGAGGGATATTCAAAAATATTATCAAATGTTGTGGCCACTATAAATTTGGTAGAAGAAGAACAAAAAGCAAGATTTTTAAATAAAAAGGTTGGGTTTGCTTGGTGCTTACAAAACACCACTTTATATCACCATTTAAGTAGAAATTGCATTATTTGTTCTTATCAACAAGATTGTAAAAAAGCATTAAAATTAAATTACAGTAAAGTACATAAAATTAGAGGATATGAATGAGATATTGGATGAAGATTTTTTAGATGAATTGCTAAAATGTTCCATATCAGATAAAACATTTTTGCAAGTTTGTTTAGACCACTTAAAGATTAATTATTTGCCTGATGAGCGATATAGAAACATTTGGAAGACAATAATTAAGTTTTATACAGCAGAGGGTGTTCCACCAACAATAGGCAAATTAAAAATGGAATTAAGACGTGATTTAGATTGTAATGTTGTTCTTTCTAAGATAAGAGATACAGTAATTGTTAATCAAGAATCAATTCTTAAACAATTAGAGCAGTTCATTCGTCAAAATAGGTTTGTTCAATTTTATAATGATGTTGGTGACTTATACAATAAAGATGAAAAAAGCAAAGCATTCAATATGTTTGTTAAAGAGGCAGAAAAATTTAATAAATTCTCTTTACAATGCGAAATGGATTCTCGTGTTTTTAAAGATTTTAGTAAAAGACAAACAAACAGATTAACAAAAGATAACAAAAGATATAAAATACCATATTCTATTGATTATTTGAATACATTGACCGAAAATGGGTCAGAAACAGGAGAATTAACTCTTTACTTGGGAGATTCAGGTGTTGGAAAATCTACCTTATTGATTTCTGATGGCATTGCAGCCGCCAGACGTGGTTTTAAGGTTGCTCATTTTCAAATAGAAGGAACAAAAGAACAATGTGAAGATAGATATGATTCTGCTTGGACAGGAATGCTTTATAAAGATATAAAATCAGCATCTATTGAAACAGAACAATTAAAGAAATTTAAAAAAATTGCCTCTATGATAGGGAGAGGAGACATATTTATAATTGCTTATGAACAATTTGGTTCTAAGACAATTGTTGATATACGTTCCAAACTAATTGAATTAAATAAAATACATGGGAAAATTGATAGAGTTGTATTAGATTATTTGGAATTAATTGAACCAGGAAATGGTATAAAATATACTCCTGACCAAGAAAGACATAGACAAACACAAATAATGCGTGGTCTTAAACAATTAGCAATGGAATTTAATTGTGATGTTATAACAGCCACCCAATCAAATTCAATAAGGCCAGAAGAATTAAACAATCCTGATTTTGTTCTTACCAGATATAATTTAAGTGAAGATAAGGGCAAGATAAGAGCAGCAGACAACTTCATAACTATAAACCAAACCAATGATGAAAAGAAAGAAAGGGTTGCGCGATTATATGTAGACAAATTTCGTCAATATCCTTGCGGTCAAACATTCAGCATAGCTCAGGCTCTTGAAAGAGCAAGATTTTATGATAAAAAAAGAACCTTACAAGAATTCTTAACAGATGAAGATTGATGATATTAAAAAATATTTGAATAATGTTTCAACGAACCGTAAAGGAGACCACATAATAAGTGACTGTCCATTTTGCGGAAAAGACAAACATTTTTATATAAACACCAAGAAGTTGTTTGATAAGACAGCTGTGGGCTTATATAAAAATTGTTTTGATTGTAAAAAATGTGGTGAGGTTGGAGATTTAGTCAAACTATTAAAACAATTAGGACAAGAAGAATTATTAATTGATGGAGAAATCATTGATGTAAATAATAAATTAAATAATAAGCTAATTCAGATTACAAAAGAAGAAGAAATAAATATTGATTGTAAAATTAGGAAACTTCCTATTGGGTTCAAACGAATTTATAAAAGCGATTATCTTACGAGTAGAGGTTTTGAAGACAACGATTTCGTAAGATATCCAGTAGGTATTACAAGATTAGTAGAAAAATTAAGAGATTATTTGATTTTTCCAATTTATGAAAATTTTGAATGTAAAGGATATGTTGCAAGGTCATTATGTTCTAAAGATGAATTGAAAAAAATCAATGAACAGCGAACGAAAAATGGTAAAAGAAAAATATTACGCTGGTTGAATGATAATATAGACACAAGTAAATTGGTGTATGGTTTAGATGAAGTTGTATTTTCAACAAAAACATTAATTGTTGTTGAAGGATTGTTTGATAAAATAGCTGTTGATAAAACATTTTTATTACAATATAATCCATACATCAAATGTTGTCATACTTTTGGTAAATCAATATCAAGATACCAGGTATTAAAGATGTTAAAGAAAGGTGTTGAGAATTTAATAATAGTTCAAGACCCAGATGCTGTAAACAACACAAAAGGTTTTATATCGTATAATTTAAAATATTTTAATAATATTTGGGTTGGTTATACTGGAGATAAAGATTTAGGTGATTCTAATGGCTTTGAAATAAAAAATATTTTTGAAAGTCTGAAAAACTCAACTCAATTTAATATTGATATTGTGCTTAAAAAAGAATTATTATGAATAGTCAAAAAAATAGAAATTTATCAATTTTAGAGTTTTTTGAATGCTTACAGAAAGAATACTTTGTGGCTGAAGTTCGTAAAAAAATTTATCCTTCACCAAAAGACAAAGCATATTACAAAAAAGTTATGGCTTTTAAGAAAGAAAAAATCAATGATATTGCCTTTAAGAATAAGTTGCAGAGCATTTTTACTGATGATGATATTAGAAATCAATATATAGATAAGGTGTATCCTGATTTGGGACTTCCAAAGTTTGAATTAACAACCCAAGATATCATTAATTACTATGGGGTTGAGGCAGATGTAAAAGTAAATATTGATGGTAAGATTTACTTTGGAAAAATTGTACGTGCGGAATTGAAAAAAAATATTGTATATGTTAAGATAAGAAGAGAACAGGCGGAGAAACCCTTTAATATTTTATCGGTTACTCGTATTCTATAGAGTGTTGATATTCAATTAATTAAAAAATATTTTTGTGAAAATTTTGGGAGGTGGCGACACTATATTAATTTTGTGGAAAATTTAAAAATAGTTACACATTAAAAACAAAAAACTTTTATAATTATGGAAGAACAAAGCAAAGAATTAACAGAATTGTACGAAAGATACGAGTATTTGGCTGTCATTTACAGCAATCGTATAAACAACATTGGTAAATTGGGGTTTGATAAGCAGGATTTGATTCAAGAGTTGAGGTTGAAAATTTGGCAATCGCTCATTGCTTATAAAAAGAAAGTTACAGAATACAACAAAACAGGCAAATTTCGCCCTGTTCCATTACTTTATTATATAAAGTGTGGTATTGTGAATAAATTAAGAGACTACATTAGTAATATAGAGAAAGAACCTCATATTAATTATGGTGACTTTACCTTTGATATAGGTAAAGAGTCTAATTGTGAGTTAGATTGGATGAGGAAAAAAATAATCGTTAATGATATTGATTTATTGGATGGTTTGAGTGAGAGAGAAAAACCAATTTTTTGTATGTATTTGAAAGGATACACTATTGGTCGCATTAAACAAATAAACAAACGAACAACAGATATATCTGAGATAATCAGAAAACAAATAACTAAATTAAATGTACAAAAAAATGAGCTTTTGGAAGCAAAGAGTTTATATGTAACGTCATATTTAGAAGTGGATGAATAAAATAATTTTTGAGAGGCGAATTTAATATAATAATTTTGCGTTGTCGTTCTTTTTATAATGAGTCCAAAATTCACTAAAAAATGGAAAATCAAATAGTTATGAAACTTTATAAAGAAGAAATTGAAAAAAAATCAATGAAATTTCAAAATCATAGTTACTAACCAACAAACAATTAATTATTAACCAACCAACAAAAAAAATTAAAGTTATGACAAAATTAAGCAAAACACAGGAAAAAGCACTCGTAGCAGTGGGTGTAAAAGCTGCAAGCGTCGAAGAAGCACGCAAAAAATTATTAGCTCTTTTGAAAAAAGAGGGGGTGGATGAAATTGATGAATCTTCGCTTGAAGATTTAATACAAATGTGGGAAGCATTTAGAGGAGATGATGATACGGTTGAAGAGGAAGTTGAAGTTGAGGATGAGGAAGTTGAGGATGAGGAAGTTGAGGATGAGGAAGTTGAGGATGAGGATGAGGATGAGGATGAGGATGAGGATGAGGATGAGGATGAGGATGAGGATGATGGCATTGATGAAATGGACAGGGGTGAGTTGAAAAAATACATTAAAGACAACGAACTCAACATAGTTGTTAAGAAATCTATGACTGACGATGACTTGCGCCAGGAAATTCGTGATGCAATGGCGGTTGAAAACGATGAAGATGATGAGGTTGAAGAAGCTGAGGAGGAAGAAGTAGTTGAAAAACCCAAGGCTGCCGCCAAAAAGACTGAACCCAAAAAGACTGAACCTAAAAAGGAAAAACAAGTTTCAAAAAGTAAGTGGGACCGCACTGACCCCAAACATCTGAAGATGCTGGATGCTTTCAAAGCTATCTTTAAAGGTCTAAAGAACATCAGCTTTAATGTTGTCGTCGATGGCATTTCCGTGTATTTGGAAATGTCCAATTCCAAGAAAGTTTTGGTTCGCTTTTGTGAGATAAAACTCATTGAGGGGATTGCAGTTGGGAGCATTGACTTAACAACCCTCAGTAACAGAATGGAAGTTGCTGAGAAAATATTCAAAAAAGGTTTGAGTCTTTATGCAGGTCGTCTTCCTCAAATAAAGGGGGTGTCTGTAAATGAGATAGCAACCATTCTTACTGAAAAGAGTATAGCAGCCTTAATAGCTGACTTGGAGAAAGTTGATAAAAAACTTGGTGAAAACAAGAAGGCACTGGAAGAAAAGATGGTGGCTCCTAAGAAGGAAGTAAAAAAGGGAAAAAGGGTTGAAGAAGTTGAGGAGGTTGATGATGATGAGGTTGATGATGATGAGGTTGAAGAAGCTGAGGTTGAAGAAGTTGAGGAGGATGAGGAACCTAAAAAGGTCGTGAAGAAAGTTGAACCTAAAAAGGTCGTGAAGAAAGTTGAACCTAAAAAGGTCGTGAAGAAAAAATAATTTAGCCCAAAGTTATAGAAAGGGAGTCCACTCAGGCTCCCTTTTTTTATGTTTAATTTTTAAAAAATAAAATTTATGAATGAGATAAAGTTTAATTCTATGATTGTTGAGGATATATCATCAGGATATCCCTTATTGAATAAGTATTTGATGGACAACGGCGTGTTTCAAAAAAGCAGATATGGTGATACATTTGAATTAATTGACTTTAGATTGGAGATAATCAATCCCATGAAAAGGGTTGTGGGTTGTAATATGCGTGATTCTAACATATTCTTTTTACTTGCAGAGGCATTATGGATATGGCTTGGTAGAAATGATGTGGAGTTTTTAACAATCTTTAATAGTAAAATGTTTGAATTTAGCGATGATGGGAAAAGTTTTCACGCACCCTATGGTTTTAGATTAAGAAATTATGGTTATTGCAGACCAGAAGATATTGATTTCGATGCTGATATGAGCTTAGACCAAATACATAAAGCCATAAAGATATTTAAAAACAATAATGATGATAGGCGAGTCGTATTGTCTATTTGGGACTCTTTTTTAGATTTGGATGTTATAAGTAAAGATATTCCATGTAATGATATGGTTATGCTAAAAATAAGAGATAATAAATTAAGAACAACAATAGCGAATAGAAGTAACGATATTGCTTGGGGATTAGGAACCAATATCTTCCAATTTAGTTTTATAACAGAACTTATGAGTTTGTGTATACCTGGTGTTTCTTTGGGGACGCAAACTCATAACATACAAAGTCTTCACTATTATACAAATAATTTAATAACGAAAAGGTTGGTAGATAACTATGTTGAGGTTGGCAATAATTCGCTATATAAATATGTAAATCCAACCCCATTTGACTTCAACTTTAATCCATATGGCGAAAATGTAAACAGATTAACTATTTTAGATGATGAAATAAAAAATGTAGTGGAGAGTTTGTTGAAATTATATAAAAATGAAATAAATTTACAGGAATACTTGAGAAGAATAACGCACTTAACAACCATTAGTAAAAAATTGTATGAGATAGCCAACATTTTAGCTTATTTTGTGATAAGAAAGATTTCAGGGATGGTGAAAGAGGAATATACAGAGACAATAATAATTAATTTGTTGGAAGAGTTTGAGTTAGATGATTATTTATTAATGGCTATAAATTGGTTATACAATAGAATAAGTGACGAAGGAATAAAACAGCGTGTTGATTTGTTTTTAAAACAATTCGCCATATTCCCAGCAGACACTAACTTAAGAAATATTATCGGTTCTTTTTAATCATCAATTCAACATAAAGAGAAGCTTATCTTAAGTTGATTGGTAGTTGTTCCATATAAGTTATTGTAAATGGAATTAAATCTAAGAAAACAAAGAAAAATTGTTTAAATACACTATGGACGAAAAATTGATTAATTGGTTGGAGAATAATAGATTAGATTTTCAAAAGGAAGATAATCTTGTTGAGATAAGAGAAGTAGGAAAATTTTATGTTCTTCAACCAAAAGATAAAGTAATTTTGAAAGATTTTATGTTGAATATAACAAAGGATGAGTGGGGAGAAATATATAACATTGAAGCAGATTTTGTTTTATTTGAGTTTGGTGGGCTGTTCTATTATTCAAGAATAGATAAGGATGGAGAAGATTGGAAAGTTGTTTTAGAATTAAAAGACCTCAGGAGTTTGGGGAAAGCAAGACAAGAATTTGATTATTCTTTCAGCCATTTGGGTATTCATAGCGAATATGAGTTATTAAATGGGTCAAGAGTATTGAAAGATTGGGCTAAGAAAGCTAAATTTTGGGGACATAAAGCAATAGGAATTTGTGATAAGAATACATTAGCAGGCACTGTGGCGTTACAATTAGCTTGTAATGACTTTGGATTACAACCTATTTTTGGAGAAACAATAACGATTTTATATGATAGATTAACCAAGGATGAAACATTTGAGCTTAAATTATATGTAAGAAACAGTACAGGATGGGATAATTTATTACAAATAAACAAAATTATCAATATAGATAATGGTGGTTTTATAAGAGAAGATGAGCTCTTACAACATTCAAAAGGATTAATTGCTGTTTTTTCAAAAGAAAGTTTGTTAAATGATAAAGACATTAATGTTTGTAAAGAATATATAAAGAAATACAAAAATTCTTTTGATAGAGTTTATTATCAGATAGACACTGTAGTTTATTCCACATTGAACTATGAGCGAAAGAAATTGGAGAATTTCAAGCGATATTTCAACCAACTTATAAGATATATAGAGCCAATACTTATTAATGATTCATATTATATAGACCAAGTAGACCATAATGTCAAGAAAAGACTTAATTTGGTTAGTGGTAAATCTACACCAATAAGTAATAATCAGCATTATAAATGTTTGGATGAGTCAATAGAATTATTAAATGAATTGTTTAATCCTGAAAAGGTGTTTTCTACTGGAGAAAATTATTATGGTATTTTGTTAAGGATGGTAGAGAATGTTGATTCTATTATTAATGATTGTAATTTTGAAATAGCCATAGGAGAACATAAACTACCAGCATTTGAGGGGATAAAAGACAATGAGACAATGTTTGAAGAATTATTAGTTGGGGGATGGGTTGAGAAGATACAAGGAAAGGTTAATGATGAGACTTTATATATGGAGAGATTGGAAAAAGAAAGCAAATTAATAATAGATTGTGGGTTTGTTGACTATTTTTTAATTCTTTGGGATATTGTTAAGTGGGCTAAAAGTAATAATATATTGGTAGGACCAGCAAGAGGAAGTGTTGCGGGGAGTTTGGTCGCTTATGTTTTAGATATAACCACAATAGACCCAATTAAGTATGATTTGTTGTTTGAAAGATTTATGAATGAGACACGTTTTACAAAAGAACGAGCATCCACTTACGATAGTCTTCCCGACGTTGATATTGACTTCCAATCCAGCAAGAGAGATGAAATAAAAAGGTATATAGAAAATAAATATGGTGTTAAATATTCAGCATCTATTGGCACTTATACACGTATGAAATTAAGAGGAGCCATGAAAGATTTTGGAAGAGCTGAAGGTCATTTAAATTTTTCTTACATGAATTTTATAACATCTAAAATAGAAGAACAAGGAGAATATGGTTGGGAAGACATTTTTAAGCTATCATTACAAAGTGAAGACCTCAAAAAATTTGTGCAAAATAATTTTGATTTGATAAATGATTTGAAATATTGTTTAGGACAAGTTAGAGCGGCATCCATACATGCTTCTGCTGTATTGATAGTCCCAAAATTTGATTCATTGAAAAATAAGAAAAATATTTTTAATTGGGTTCCTGTTAGAAAGGTGTTAGATAAAAAACAAGAAGTATTAATAACAGAATGGGAAGGAAAATTTATAGATAGAACTGGGTTTTTGAAAGAGGACATTTTAGGAATTTCTCAACTTGATAAATTCCAAATGATATTAAAGCTAATTAAGAAAAATACAGGGGATTCAATAATATTGGAAAACATACCTTTAGATGACCCCAAAGTATATGGATTGTTTAAAAAAGGATACAATGAAGAAGTGTTTCAATTTGGAACGATTGGTATTAAAAAATATTCAAAAGTTGTTAGACCTGATAATATCGATGATTTAATAGCCATGAATGCTCTTTATCGACCAGGACCAAAGTCTTCTAATGCTCATTTGGATTATGCTTCTATTAAACATGGTAAGAAAAAAGCTGTTTATGATTATGGCTTAAAGAAAGTCACTGAAAGTACATATGGTTTATACATTTATCAGGAACAAATAATGCAGGCAGTTCACATTTTGGGTGGTTTATCTCTTGTTGATGCAGACAACATAAGGACAATGATGAAACATTTTTTAAGAGAAGAAATGGCTGTTTATGAGAATAAGTTTGTTGATGGCGCTGTTAAAAATGGCTGTGAGAAGTCTGAAGCGGAAAAAATATGGAAGAAGTTGCTTGCATTTAGCGGATATGGATTCAATAAATCACACAGTACAGCTTATGCAATAATAGCATACCAATGCCAATGGCTGAAATGTTATTATCCTTTGGAGTTTTATACAACAGCTTTATCTTTTGCAGATATAGAAATTGATATACCTAACATTATTACAGAGATTAAAAATAGAAAATTAAGAATAAGTGTTAAGCCACCAGAAATTAATGAATCTTCTTATTCATTTGAATGTAATAAGAATGATAATTCTATTTATTGGTCGCTAATAAGTGTTAAGGGGGTTGGAGAAGCAACAATAAGACCAATATTTGAGGAAAGATTAAAAAGAAAATTTAATAGTCTTTTGGATTTTATGGAACGTATGAGAGGAAAGGGAATAAAAAGAAATACAATAGAATCATTAATATTAGCAGGGTGTTTTGATAATTTGGAAAAAATAACTAATGAAAAAGATAGAATCATTTTACTTGAACAGTTGGCTAAATTCAATTCTATACAGGTATCTGAAGAATATAAAAAGTCTAAATATAATAGAAACTACACTTGGATTTTAAGTCAAAAAAGTATTTCTGGGTTTGGAGAATTACCATTTAGAGATATTTTGAATAGTTATGATAGGAGACTAACCAAGTTATTTATAGAACCTAATTTGTTTTTGGTTGGAAAAAATGACTATAAAAACTCATTAGTCGTGGGTTTTCTTGTCTCTATCAGAGAAAGAAAAAGTAAACGTGGTAAATTTGCAGAATTATTGGTTAAATGTAATTATGAATCTTTATATGTAACCTGCTGGTCTGATGTATATTTAGAAAATAAGAAGCAATTGGAGAAGATTAAAAAAGAAGAAACATTATTTATTATCACTGGGAAAATTAAATTTGATGACTATAAAGGCATGAATGTTTTATATACCCAAGAAACCACTAAAATCTATGAATTATGATAAAAATATTTGAGGACGTATTAAATAAAAAAGAATTTGATGTATTTTACAACTTGAAGAGATTTAATGGCTTGCGGATAAACAAAGAAGAAACGGTTGCACATCATACTTATTTTGTTGTTTTTATTTCAAGAATATTGGCTGAAAATTTGTTCTGTGATGCTTCTTATAAATTAGCAATTTCAGATATGGCTCTTCTCCATGATTTCAAGGAAATGTATGATTTTGATATAAACCACACTGTAAAATACAATGATTTCAATGGAGAAGAAATAAGAGAAATCATAGATAAGTTTGTAGAATATGAATTTGATAAAAATTTTCCAAATGGGACAATAAGTAATGATTGGATTAGGACATTCTCAGAGTCCAACGGAACTTATAAAACAATAATAAAAACAGCTGATTGGTTCAGTTGTGTTTTTTACTTGAGGAAGGAATTGGGGATGGGAAATAATAATGTTGTTGGTGAATATAGAAAAAGCATAAGGAATTTTAATAAATTTTGTATAAAATTGGAATTAGAAGTCAATGCGGATGAATCAACAATCTATAAAAGTGGTTCTGACACATTTTTAAAACAATTAGTAAATTTTAGCAAACAACTTTTAATTGAAAATATATGATAGAATTGTTTTTTAGAAACCTTTGGTTATGGAAATGCGGATTGCCTGAAAACTCTATGGTGAATAAAGTACCAGAACTCACAATCATTAAAGAAACTCAATGGTCTGTGGAATTTGAAGAACTAATGAGAAATAGATTGGTTATGGGTGCTTTTAGATACGGTATGTTTGGTAAACAAAGTAAAAAATATGACCATACAAGCTCAATCCCTAAAAGACTGGAATTGTATAAGCAAACAAAGAATGCAGAATATTTGGTTGATATAGCCAATCTATGTATGGCAGAATATATAGATAATAAACCAAAGTTATGTAGTATAGATGACGATAATGTACACTCTAATTTAAAATAAAATGGAAAAAATTACTATTAATGTTGGAGAACAAATTTTACAAATTTCTACTGACCTTTTCAGCGATGGGGATGTGGATGCAGACAAATTGTTAAGAATTGATTATCAAAATTTGATAGCGGAAATAGCCACTTTCCCTGTTATTTTGAATCGTTTTGGTCTATTATTGGCTAAGATGAACAATAAGGTCAATATGGCAGAGTTAGATTTAAGAATATACAAGGCAAAAACAAGGGATGAGGCAAGAGAATATTGTAATGACAAGGGAATGAAAGGAACATTAGATGAAATTGATTCTTACATGAGAAAACAACCTGTATATAAGGCAAAGTACATAAGATTAAACAAACTAAAAGAGGAACAAGAAATTATTAATAGTATATATTGGTCTGCAAAATCAAAGGCAGATAATTTACAAAAATTAAGTTTAACAATTCAGCCAGGAGATATTGACCTTTCTCAGCTGCAAAAATCATTTAATGGAATAATAATAAAGTCAAGAGAAGTATTGATAAAGAACAAATAACATAAATAAAACAATTATTAACCAACAAAAATTAAGTATTATGAGTAATTTAAAAAGCAAATATTCGGCAACGTCCATAAAGACGCTGAAGAATAAAATTGATGAGGAGAACCAAAATTTTGGTTCTTCTTACAGTGATTTCCTAACCATAGATGAAGGCACAAACAAATTTAGGATTTGTCCTAAACATCCTGGCGAAGAAAATTTTTATCAGATGCGTTGTATTCATTGGATTTCTGTAGAGAATGATGAAGGAGAAATGCATAGGAAAACTGTACTAAACAGCAGGATACATGGTAATGGGACAAGGGACATTATTGAAGAGTATGTGGCTTTCGCTAAGAAAAAATTAGCATTTGACGATGATGCGGATGAAAAGTTATCAACACTGACCCATTGGCAAAATGGTCTTTTACCAAACATTTCTTGGATTTTATATGCCTTTAAAATTAAAAAGGTTGGGGAAAAGACTGTTAAGGAATTTGGTCGTTTGGAACTAAAAAAATCAGCAAGAGACCAAATGAATAGTATTTCCATAACGGAAGATGTAGATGACCCAATTGAGGTTGACCCGTTTACAGACCCTGAGGATGGCACCCCAATATTAATAACTTGGTCTCCCAAAGCAAAAAAAGCCAGCGATAAATATAAAGTCGTTTTGGCCAAAAATAAGATGCCATTGTCGGAAGAAGAACTTTCTATTTTGGATAAATCAAAATCATTGACAGAAATGTATTCTGGTGTCTATGGTATAGAAGATTTTGAATTAGCCTGTGAGGGATTGAGAAATTTTGACGAGAATTATGATATGGGTTGTTTTGATACCGATGAGTTTCAAGAAACATTGGAAGAAGTAAAAGCTCAATATGGAGAAAAAAGTTCTAAGACCAATAAATCTGGCGATGAATTTAATTCCATGGACAGAGAAAGATTGAAAAAATACATTAAAGACAGCGAACTCAATATAGTCGTCAAAAAATCTATGACTGACGATGACATTAGGAAAGCCATAAGAAGTATTATGAAAGTTGAAGAGGTTGAAGAGGTTGAAGACGATGTAGAAGAGGTTGAGGAAGTTGAAGAAGACGATGTAGAAGAGAATGAAGATGGTGATGAATTTAATAGTATGGAGAGGACTGAACTAAAAAAATACATAACTTCTAATGGTTTAGAGGTTGTTGTTAAAAAATCTATGACTGACGATGATATACGAAATAAAATAAGAGAGGCTGTTGCTGAGGATAAAACAAAAGAGGACATTGAAGAGGAAGAAGATGAAGAGGAAGAAGATGAAGAACCCAAAACAAAAAAACCAACACTTGCAGATATTAAGAAAAAATTGCAAAGTAAGAAGTAACAATTAGAAACAATCAATTTGAGTGGTTTGGTCTAACTGGTAACACACCATGTGCAATGGAGTTTTGGGTTCGAGTCCCAACACCACTCCTAACCAATAAAAACAAAGTATTATGAGTAAAATGATTGATAAATTATTAAAAAAGATTGATTCTGATGGGGTTGAGAGATTTAGCGATAAAGACCCATTTAATGATGTATCTATGTGGGTTCATTCAGGCAGTCCTGAACTGGATTTTAATATAGGCACATATGGTTTTCCTGTAGGAATAACTGAAATATCAGGCAAAAGTAAATCAGGCAAGACAACTTTGGCACTACACGCAATGAAAAATTTTCAAAAGACCAATCCTAATGGCGTTTCAATAATTTTATCTTCGGAAAATCGTGATAATAAAATGTATGCTGAAAAAATTGGTGTTAACACAGAGGAAGTCATAATAATAAAAAGTAAATTTGTAGAGGATTTGTTTTTTAAATTACAAAATTACATTGATGATATAGAGTCTATTTGGAAAGAAGAAAAATATGAGGGGAAACCTAAGATATTTGTGTATTGGGATAGCTTGGGAGCCACATTAAGTAGAGCAGAAGCAGAAACCTTTTTGGCGAATGCTGAAATAGAAAGAAAGAATTCCGATAAGGGGACAAAAACGGAATATAAACATGCACAAATGGGCTCCTTTGCAAAAAATGCAAAAGCAGCAATGAAAGCCATGCTATCTCAAATATACGAAAAAGACATAATTTTTATCATATTGAACCACGTTATTGATAATTTTAATACAGGAGGGGTTGATTCTCCTGGGGGAGGTTGGGTTGAATTTTTACCTTGTTTACGTCTAAGAACAAAAAGAATTAGCTGGGAAAAAATAGACGATGTAGAAGTTGGACAAATAACTGAAGTGAAAGTTGAGAAAAATGATTTTGGTACACGTAAAAAAACGCAAATAGAATTTCTATTGGGTAAAGGTATGGTGTTAAGCAAGGCTGATATAGAATATGCTATAGAGCGGGGAATTATCAAAAAAGAGGGTGCTCTTAAACATTCTTTCATGGGTGGGAAGTTGACTTGGAATTCAAAAAGAACATTCTATCAAAATTATTTGGATGGTAATAAATTTATAAACATTTTGGAAACAAAAATACGCCAAGAGAGACATAAAGACGTATTGAAATCAAAAGAAATATGAAAAGTTTAATGTTATCTGATGTGCATATTGATGAATCAAATGCGGAGGAAATAAAATTAATAATACGCCAAGGAATTCAATTTTCTAAAGAAAACAATATAAAAAGTTGGATTTGTTTGGGAGACTGGTTTAAGGAACGTTCATCCCAAAAACTGTTGGTTTTATTATCATTTGGGGAGATTTTAAATATGTTGAGCGATTCAGACATATCGTTATACACATTTCCAGGAAATCACGATAAGACAGATGCTGAGGATGAAAAAAGTTATTTGAGTTTGTTTAGAAACATAGGTATAAAAAAACACCATTTTTATGATGTAGAAAGTTGTGAAGATGGGAAATGGTACTTTATACCTTTCTTTTCAGAAAATGGCTCTTTTTTAAGAAGATTGACTAATATTAACAAGGAAGCAGCAAAATATAATGGCAAAAAGTTTTTATTTCTACATCAGTCCATAAATGGCGTTAAGAATAATGATGGAACGTTGGTAGATGATGGTTTGAAAGGAAATTTATTTAAAAATTTTGATAAAGTTTTTGTTGGACATTACCATAATTACCAAAAACTATCAAATAAAATAATATATATAGGTTCGTTGAAACCACATAATTATGGAGAAGACAATGATAAAGGTTTTTGGCTTTTTGATGATAAGACAGGAGATTTAGAAAGAGTCCAAACTAATTTTAAAAAATATAGAAAAATACTGATTGATTTAGAAAAGACCAATAAATCAATGATAGAATCATTCAGGGAAAAATTGTCTAATTCTGGAGATAATGTTAGATTTGTGTTTAGAGGAACAGAAGATGAATTAGCCATGATTGATGCTGGGTACTTTGAAAAGGTTGGAATAGAAGTAAAGAAAGAAAATAAAAACATATTGAGAGCAGTAGAATATTTTGAAGAAACCAAATCTTTACAATTTAATAAAAGTGATTTGAAGATTAATTTTTTAAAATATTGTAATAAAAACAAAATTGTATCTAACAAACTTTCATTGGGATTAAATTATTTTAAAAAATTGTAAAATGTGGTATTTAGAAGAAATTGAAATAACAAATTTTAAGTCACATATACACACTAAATTAGTGTTAAACCAAAATAAAACAACATTAGTTTATGCAGTAAATGAAGACGACAAGGGAGCAGATAGTAATGGGGCAGGGAAATCATCTATCATAGAAGCAATAGATGTATTGTTATTAGATACTTTTGGAAAAGATTTGAATCAAGAAGATTTTATTAATGATAAAAGTTCTTTTTCAATAATACGTGGTGTTTTAAATAATAATGTATTTTCAAAAAAACTTGAAATTGAGAGAAAATACAGTAGAAATAAGACTTCTGTTTGTGAATTAAGAGAAAATGGTGTATTGTTAAATCAACTCGTTAGTGTCGCTGAAAAAAATAAATACATAATTGATTCTATTGGTATTTCAAAAGCTGATATTCTTAATTATTTCATAATCAATCAGGAAAATAGTAATTCTTTCTTCATGGCTTCTGATGGGGATAAAAAAGAAATTATAGCCAGGTTTACGAATTCTAATATGGTAGACAAATTAATTGGGTTTGTAGATGAAGATTTGAATATAGTTAATAATTCAATAGAATCCAATAATGAGGAAATTCAAAAAATAAATACATTCATTGAATCATTGGAAGAACAATTAATTTATGAAAAAGAGCAAAGAAAACAAGAATATGTTGAAGAAGTAAACAATTTGAAAGAACAAATAAATAAAATAAATATAGATTTGCAAAATGATGAGAAAAAATGTCTTGATAAGCTGGAAGAATTGAATATTAAACAAAAACAACTTGGGTCTTTTTCTGTAAATATTGGCGATGAGTTGGTTTTTGATAAGAAAATTGGTGAACTAAAAGAACAAATAAAAATGTTGAGAGAACAAAAGGGAGAGGTTGTGGCTATAAGTGATGATTTGGAAAGAAAAATAAAAGGAAAAATTGTTTGTCCTAAATGTAACCATAGTTGGACCACATTAGACAAAAATGCTGATTTAGGATTATTGGAGAGCGCACTTAATGATTGTGTTGTATCAATAAAAGAATATGAATTAACAATAAAGAACAAAAAAGATAAAATTGAAAAATTTGAAAAACAAGTGGAGGATATTAAATTATCAAAAAAGAAAAAGAAATCAACAGAAGAAACAATACAATTATTGATAAATACAACATCTTACTTAAAAAATAATGTAGATTTATTAAAAACACAACTCCTTCAATCAAAACAAAAAATTGAAAAAATAAAAGATTTTAAAGAAAATACAATAAGGATAAGACAACTACAAGCTGAGATAAAGACAAAAAAAGGCATATTGGGTACTTTTTTGGAAAAGAATAAAGAATTGGAGGAACAAAAGAAAAATTACGAATTTTGGAAAATAAATTTTGGAAATCTTGGTTTTAAAACATATTTAATAAACCAAACCTTATCTATGATAGAGTCATTGATTAATTCTTATCTATACAAGTTTAACATAAATATACAAGTAAAAATAAATGGCTTTAAAGTATTGAAGTCTCAAGAGATAAGGGAAAAAATAGATGTCTTGGTAAGTAAAGATGGACAAAAATGGTCAAAATTTAGAAAATTTTCAGGAGGACAACGGAAGAGAATAAATATTTGTGGAATATTGGCTCTACAATCTTTAATTAATTCAGCGTCTCCTAATGGCGGTTTGAATTTATTACTATTAGATGAAACATTTGAAAGTTTGGATGCTTCAGGGCAAGAAGAATTATTAAGAATTTTGAATTTAAGCAAAATGACTATTTTATTGAT